GCTGCAGTAAAGATTTTAGGGATAGGTGCTAAATCAAGTGACATAACCACGGATGAATTAGCAGCTCGGTGGAAAAATGAGATAGTTTTAGCAGTAAAAGGCTATGAGCATGAGCAAGCATCAATAGATGACTTCTAATGAAAGCCAAAAACAAGATAGTAAGGTTACGCAATAAGTATCCTTTAATGTCTTCAGCGGAAATTAGTAGAAAAGTAAGAGTCAGTCGTGTCTATGTCCATAACATTTTAAAACAAAATGACCTACAAACTAAGGTTCCAAAACCCCAAAAGGTGGTATACTGTAAAGAGTGTGGGGATATAACCACCGATAAAGGTAGAATACACAAGGGAGAATGTACTTTTAACTCAAGATTCATGAGATTGACATGTTCTTGGTGCAAAATACCTTTTTATAGAAGAAAAACTATAGTAAAAGTAAGGATAAAGAATAAATTAAAGAATATTTATTGTTCATACAAGTGTTATGCCGAATATAGACGATACAATGCAAATAAACGATGAGTTAATTGAAAAATGGGAGCCGAAAATCTATAAAATGTTGCAAAATGCTTACATTGAGGGGTGGGAGAAGGAAGATTTAGTCCAAGAGCTTAGATTAACAGTAATTAGGGCGGCAAAAAAGTATAATCCAAATAAAAATGCGTCATTTCACACTTATTTACACACTGCAATGGTAAATACCTTAAGAACTTTACATACAAAGTCCACTAAAAAGGTACAGACAGTTAGCATGGATAGAAATAACTCATCTGGTCACGCAGATAACGATGATTTTACATTAAAAGATTTATTACCTAGTGAAGACAATCATATAGATGAAATTAGGTTAGACCATTTTTTAAATTCTTTAGGCTTAGAAAAAAGTGAAAAAGAGTTCTTGACAATGAAGTATAAAAATTATACTATGGAACGTATACAAGATAATTTGACTGATACTTCGATATATAAAGTCAAGAAATCTTTAAGAAATAAGTATAAAGAAGGAGAATAGTTGGAAAATTTTAATTTCATAGAGTCGGGACTTATATTTGGATTATGTGAGTCAAACAATTACAAAGCTTTTACGCATCCTGTAAAAGACTTTGCTAATCATGGAGAAGCATACAAATTTATTCAAGAGCATTTAGATGAATACAAAGAGTTTCCTAAGTGTGAAGTATTATTAGAAAAGTTTCCTCAGTTATCAAAGGATGCAAAAGACATAAACTTTCAATATGCATTAGGTGAATTTAAGAAACATGTAATGTACAGGAATATTATCTCTGCCTTTTCTGAACAAAAGCCTATACTGAGAGAAGACCCAAAGAAAGCTTTATCATTAATTATGGATGGCTTACATGATGTAGAGATATTACATGATGCTGATGTGGTTCAATATGATTCAGGTGAGTTGGATAGGTTTGAACAGTGGAAAGAGAAGAACGCTAAAAGAGAACTAGGTGATGGTATGATTGGTATACCTACACCATTTAATGTTATAAATTCAACAGGTATGGGATGGCAACCGGGAGATTTAATTACTGCTTATGCTAGACCTACTGTAGGTAAGACTTGGTTATGTTGTAAGATAGCAGCAATAGCAGTAGAAAAAGGATTTAAGACATTATTAGTATCTACAGAAATGACTAGAGCTTCTATAAATCTAAGGATGGATGTTATATTAGGTCAGATGAGAGGTTTTAATCTATCACATTCTGCGATACGAAACGGTAATGAAATAGATGAGAGTGAATATAAAAGGTTTCTAACTGAGACTGATTCTAAGAACTTATTGATATGTGACCATATTAGTGGGGAAGATAGTATATCTCTACCTAGTATAAACAATTTAGTTAGGAAATACTCTCCTGACCTATTAGTTATAGATGGTGTATACTTAATATCTCAAGATAGTAATAAAGCTGCATGGGAGCAATCACATTCATTGTTTTATGGACTAAAGAATTTAGCACTATCTACTAACACGGCGATAATGGCATCAACTCAAGCCACTAGAGATGCAGCTGACATGTATGTGCCACCTGCTCCTAGTCAAGTGGCATTTGGTGATGCATTGATTAGAGCATCAGATGTGGCAGTATCTATGTCAATGATGAAAGATGATTTAGATATGCCGATAGCAGATAAAAGACAAATACAATTTCAAAAATATAGAGATGGAGATTTAGCATTTAATGATTTTGATTTTATATGGAGGGTAAACAATGGACACATTGAGCAAGCTAATGCATAAATATAAAGACCAAACTTTTTTAGAACTAAGGTGTGGTAAATGTAGTGCTAATGGTAAACTTAAAACTGGATTGACAGTGAGAGTACCTATACTAAAAGCAGACGGCACAGCAAAAGTTAAAATATTAGGGATAATAAAAGATGACCCCTCATGTATAAAATGCGGGACTACATTCCCAGAAGGGTATAGACAAGTAAAAGATGACATCATATACAGAATTAGACCAACAAAAACAAGATATGATAGACTGGACTGAAATCTTACACAAGATTGGTGTAGACGTACCATTAGGTGCAGAGCAGTTTAATATAGAGTGTCCGTTTCATACGGATGATAAACCATCATTAGCCATAAACACTGAAAAAGGTGTATGGATATGCTTTGCTGGTTGTGGTCAAGGTAGTTTAAAAAGTTTTATTAGGAAACGTATGGGATGGAGTGCTCGTAAAATACTAGACTTTTTGGTTGAGAACTCAGAAGGTTACGACCCTGTAAAAATGTTTGAGATAGATAATCCTGCTCCTGTTGGATTACCCGCACTTGAAGAAAAAGTATTCCCATATAAACAATATGTAGTGCCTAAATGGGTATTTGATAGAGGGTTTGATAAGTTTACATTAAATAGATGGGGGTGTGGTATAACACCTAGTAATGGATTAGTAATCCCTGCTCATGATAAAGATGCAAAACTAGTCGGGTGGATAATTAGAAGAGAGTTTGGGGTACCAAAGTATGTATATGCTAAAGGATTTAAGAAATCTCATATACTATTTGGGCAACCATTAGTAGATACATCTAATGCAATATGTATAACTGAAGGAGCATTGGATGCAATGTGGTTAAATCAACTCGGATATCAAGCAGTTGCTTTGCTAGGCATGCAAATGTCTAAAGTTCAAGAGGACTTAATATTACAATTACCATCTAAAGAAATTATATTATGTTTAGATAATGACCACGCAGGCAAAAAAGGTAGAGATTATATCTTGACAAGACTAGGGGGTCGTGTTAATATATCTTATCTAAAGCTTCCTACAGGATATAAAGATGTACAAGAAGTTAAAAACTATGATACAATAAAAAAAACGATAGAAAACCGGAGAATCTGGTAAAGGAGAAAAGATGGCAGGAATAGCCGACATACAAAACAGATATGAGAGTTATCAAAAGAATAGAAACTCTGTATCAAACAATAGCTTAGGCAGGGAACTGTTCTTGAAACAAGATGGTGACCAAGCCTTCATAAAATCAATAGCAACAGGAACACCTGAAGACCCTTATCTAGCAGAGATTAGATTACATACTTTCAGAGAAGATGGAAGATGGCAGTCTGTTCTACATACTGAAGAAGGACCTGCAGATGAAGTTCCAGAAGGAAGTGTACCTTCAAGAAAGTTTGCTTTATGGGCATATGTATCAGAGGTAGTACACCCTGAGAAACCAAACTTAGGACTCGCAGGAGATTTAGATTGGGAAGAACGCACATTACCGTCAGGGAAAGTGGTGTTCGTAGAGCCTATAAATGATTTTAGAATTATTACTCTAAGCTTCGGAAGAGGCAGATACCTATGGAATGAACTTGTTGACATATACAATGATTGGCAAGGACTAGATAAAGGTGTCCTTAGAATAAAAAGAAATGGTTTGAGTACTGATACTACTTATACCATTACAACTGTTTCTGATAAGAGTATTGAGATACCAGAAGATAGAATTAAGGAGACATCTGAATTGACTCCTCTTGATGAATATTTTGCCAATAGATATGGTAAAAAATTCGTACCATCTTCTAACAACAATACATCTACGGAAACACCTAAAGATGCAGTATCTACAAAGTCTGATGATTCAGATGATGTAGAGATGCCTTTTTAGTAACCTCCTCTCAATTTCCTCCCTAAGTTTGACTCATCTTAGGGAGGATTAATAATTATGGACTCATTAATAGTAAATACAGATAATTTTAAAGATACACTTAGTTCACTTAAGAATAACTATAGTGGTATACACACTTGGATAATAGACGTAGAAACTAATGGTTTAGATGTTTATAATCCTGATATTAAATTATGTGGTATAGGACTTACCCCTGTAACGAACCATGAAATATTAGATGTTGCACCTATTTATTACTTTCCTGTAAGACACGAGGAAGGGGATAATTTAGAAATGTCTGACATAAATGATTTGATACAGTTTCTAAATGATACATGTCATATACTTATTGGATACAATATTAAATTTGATGCGAAGTTTTTAGAAAAACAGGGAATGGATATATCTAATATGCAGATGATTGATGTGTTGGTCATGGTTAGAATGACAGAGGCTACCACAGTAAACAAATTAAGTCTATTGGATGTAACTATAAAAGACTACGGAGAAGTTGCTGGTCAGTATGATTTAGATACAGACAAAATTTTAAAGTCAAACCGCACTGATGGGGTGAGATGGAAAGACAACTACTCGTTAGCACCTGTTGATGTATTAGGTCCATACTGTATAGAGGATGTTAAATGCACTAAAAGACTATATGTCGATAGATTATCTAAGATAAAACAAGCAGGTATGACTGACTTATTAAAGTTACAATGTAAGTTAAGTAAGGCTTTATATGATATGGAAAGCAGGGGTGTTGCTATAGATAATAAATATGCCCAAACTGCTAATAAAAGAATCCTTACAAGATTAAATAAGTTAGAGCAACTTATATACGATTTAGCCAAAAGTGAGTTAGGTTTTGATAAGATAGACTTTAAGTTTAATATTAGTAGTCCATCACAGATAGGGGAGATATTTAATAAGATGAATATACACTCTCCTGTTCAAACTAGCACGGGAGCAGAGGCTTGGAATGAAGCAGTTCTGGTACAAGTTAATCACCCACTCGCAGGCTTGATAAGACAATATAGAACACTTAATAAATTTAACTCTACTTATATAGAACCTTATTTAGAGTTGCCTGTCTTACACACAGGCTTCAAGAATTGGGGCACTGTTACGGGTAGACTATCATCAAGTAATCCTAATTTACAGAATATACCAAGAGATGTTATATACGTTGCAGATAGAGAGTTGAATGAAGAACAGCGTGATGAAGTTAAGGGTAGGATATCTGCACTTGTATCAAGTAAAGGTGGGGATTCTACAGTAACACTTACAGATGATGTTATAGATACATGGAGTTTCTTAGGTGGGGACAAGTTTGATGTTAAAGATAAAACACAGGTTGCTATAAGACATCTATTCGTGCCAAGAAAAGATTATACTTTGATGGCTTATGATTACTCTCAGATGGAAGTTAGAGTATTTATGTACTATGTCGATAACCCTGAGATGAATGAATTAATGAAACAAGATGATGTAGACTTTCATGGAGAAGCAGCTAAGATAGCTTTTAATATGGATGAGGATAATCCTGAATTTAAGTTCTATAGACAATTAGCTAAGTCAATTACTTTTGGAGTTATATATGGTATCGGTAAAGATAAGCTGGCAATGCAATTAAATACAAGTGCTAATGAAGCTTTTAGATACAAGAAAACTTATCTAGAGAATATGAAAGGGTCAAAAGAATTTTTTAACTCTGTAGTTAAGACTATTGAAACTAAGGGGTGGGTTAGAAATAAGTATGGGAGAATATACAAAGTTCCGAAAGATTATGCATATAGAGGTGTAAATTACTTGATTCAGGGGACAAGTGCTGATATTATGAGTGAAAGAATAGTAGAAATACATGATTACCTAAAAGATAAGAAGAGTAATCTACTACTTCAAGTGCACGATGAAGTTATATGTGAGATACATAAGTCGGAATTGGATGAGGTAGCACCTAAAATTAAAGAACTAATGAAAGAAAATACATTGAATATCCCACTTGGTGTAGACATGGAAGTATGTAAGCCATCGTGGGCAGTAAAGGAAGATTATAAATTATGAAAGTAACAGCAAAGAAAAATGAAACTTTTGAAAAATTATTACGAAGATTTAAAAAGTCTATTGAAAAAGATGATATAATTAAGACATACAGAAAAAAGTCAGAGTTTACACCGAAAAGTGTAGAGAGACAGCAAAAGATTAAAGATAAGTTACGAAAGAGTAGAGAAAATGGCAAAGGCTAAAAAGAAAACATTAAAAGATAAATTAGATACATATTTACAATCTTTTGAGGAAGAAGTTATGCTCTATGATGAGTACGAAGATGCTTTTGTAGGATTAGGATACCAGCAATATAAAGGTCCGATTGCTATATACGATGCAAGAAAGTGTGTTGAAATACTAACTGACAATTTTATGGATGACCCTGATTGTGAAAATAGAGAAGCGGCTGAAGAAATGGCAATAGAATGGTTTGACTATAACTCTGTTGGAGCATGGTATGGAGAAAAAACACCTATATTTATATCAACAACATTGGAGGATTTAGAATAATGGCAGCAGGATGGATAAACCCAAAAGCTCCTTATGATTTTACAGAAGGAGAGTGGAGAGATTACAAGAAGAACTACTCAAATTTATCTTGGGGAGAATATAAACAAATGAAAAAGTGGAACGTAGAGGAAAGAATGGAAAATAAAAAGTATAGTTTTACAGAAGCATACAATAGAGATAATGATGTTGACCCTAAACATTATCATTTTGACATAGAGCCATTTGATTATATACATGACAATCAGATGAACTTTGCAGAGGGTAATGTGGTAAAATATATAACACGGTGGAGATACAAAGATGGTATAAAAGACCTTTATAAAGCGAAACAATATATAGATATGTTGATAGCTAAGGAGCTTATTGATGACAATTCATAATATGCATGATAGTTTAATAAAAGGCGGTGAGGGTGAACCAGAAGTTATCGCTATTTTAGAAAAACAATTTGGCATATCGTGCAGAGATGTTAGACTTGACCCCCGAGCACAAAAAGATGATATTGATTATTACTATACTATTGGCAATAATCCAACTGAACATGGTTTAGAGATTAAAACAGATTTTTACTTTCCAAAAAATGTAGCGTTAGAAGTAATAAGTACGATTCAAAGCACTAATCCATACAAGGGTACAGAAGGGTGTATTTTAAAAACAAAGTCAGATAGACTAGCGTATTACTTTATAAAGCATAATAAACTTATAATGTGTGAAACAAAGGGATTACAAAAGTTTACACTTGATGCGTGGAAAAGTGGAAAGTATAGACAAGTTGAAATAGACAATAAGACATGGAGAGCATTAGTTATCTTAGTGCCCGTAAAAGAATTTGAACAACAAAAATTTATAACAAAAATAATTAACAATACAAAGGAAATATTGAATGGCTAAAGTAGGAGTTAAATTAGGATTTACATTTAGAGTGGGTCCATTAGACACAAATCAGTACGCAAGAATGGACATGGAGATACATGACATTGATACTGAGTTACCAATAGATGAACAACTAACAGAAGCAGGATTGACTATAGATAAAGCATACACTGCAATACATGATAAGGTGGATGAAGAAATCAAGAACATCCTAACGAAGGGAAAGAAGAAGGATGGAAGCTGAACATGTTAGAGCTATAATTACTGAACAGTTTTTATCTGAACGAGAGTCACAGGAAAATACATGGGGTGAACAAATACACCACTCAGATGAACATTGGACTGTAATTCTAGCGGAAGAGTTTGGGGAAGTGGCAAGAGAAGTATACGAAAAAAATACACCTAAGTTGTATAATGAACTTATTCAATGTGGTGCTGTATGTATGGCTTGGGCGGAAGCAATACAAAAAAGAAATATGGAAAGAAGAATAGAAAAAGGAGATGATTTACTTTGAAAGAAAATGCCGAATCAATATTTAATGAATTATTAAATGATAAAAAACTCGCTACAAAGCGTGGAGATGATGAAAGTTTTGCTTATGGTAGAATACCTTTTAACATCCCACAACTAGATAAGATTACAAATGGAGGTATACCACGAAAAAGATTTACTCTTTTATTTGGTGGATGGTCATCTGGTAAGTCTTATATAGCATCACAATTATGTAAGTCTGTGCAAGAAGATGGTGGAGTGCCAATGTGGATAGACTTGGAAAAATCTTGGGACCCTGCATGGATGGAAAAAGTTGGTGTAGATATAACTAAAATATTAGTTGCAGACCCAGCAACTGCAGAAGAATCATTTAAAGTTGCACAAAAAGGATTACGAAGTGGTGTTGATTTAATCGTGTTAGATAGTGCTGCTGGTATTATACCCGCAGATATATTTAACAATGATAAAGGAATCGACTATAGTCCCATTGCATGGCAGTCAAGAACATGGAATCAAATGTTAATTAGGTTACTCCCAGACCTGACATATGGTAGTTCATTGGTTGCTATTAACCAAACAAGGGGAGCAATGGGACCAGTCACTGCTATGGAAACTATGCCCGGTGGAGAAGGACAAAAGTTCTTTTCACACTGTTGTATGCAGGTATCCAAAGGTGGGTGGATAAATGAACCATCATCATCTACTAATAGAGTAGGCTTTGAAATTAAAGTAAAACTATTGAAAGATAAGTTCGGTGGGGAGAAGTGGGAAGAAGTAGTTGTACCATTCCGTGTCGAAGGTGGAGTAGATATAGTAGAAACTTATGTAAGATTAGGATTAGAGTATGGTCTTATTAAACAAACAGGAGCTTGGTACACCTATGAAAAAATGCCTAGCAAAGTTGCAGGTATTAATAAAGTAGTAGACTGGTTCAAAGAAAATCCTGAAGATTACGAGGTATTTAAAGATGAGACCGAAAAGTTTTACACCACAGGAGAATCTGATAGCAAAAGTTCTTGACGAAACAGGACTTCGTTATGCTAGACAAGTGCCCATAGGAAACTATACTGTTGACTTCCTTATAACTGAAATGAATGTTATAATAGAAGCAGATGGTCCATTTGGGCATTTAGCAAAACGAGATGCGAAACGAGATGCTGATATAATTGACATGGGGTTTGAGGAGGTTTGGCATCTTGAAGAAAAGACATATAAAGATATAAAGGATAGATTATGGCAGGAATTGAAGCTATAAACAATGCAATAAGTAACGAGCCTAAAGCTAAAAAGTCTAGTGGTAGAACCAAGAATCAAGATAGGTGGTTACTTAAATCTATTGATAATGCTATTTCATATAAGAATAGACCTCCGAGCAAAGGTAAGTTTTATCCATCTTTGTTTGGTAATCCTTGTGATAGATACATATATATGGCTTACAATGGTTTACTAGATTGGGATGAAATAGATGGTAGAATAAAACGAATATTTGACCATGGTGGAACTTTTGAAGAACGCATGAAAAAGTATTTAAAGAAAGCTGATATTTATATTGAAGTATCTATAAAAAATGAAGACCCTCCTATATCAGGCAGGATTGACTTTATAATAAAACATGATAAACACAAAGAAGCTTTATTAGAGTTAAAAACTATAAAAGATGAAGACTTTAGAGATTTAAAAGAAGCTCCAAAACACGAACACATGATACAGTTACAGATATATCTTAACTTAACTGATAGAAAGTATGGTGTAGTCATGTATGAAAATAAGAATGACCAAAAATTAAAAGCTTTTAAAGTAGACGTTGACAAAAAAGTTTGGACTGATATACTTGATAGATGTAAAAGCATAATGAACATGTCAGAAGCACCTGTACAATGCACGGGTATGTGGTATTGTAAATGTAAAGGAGAAAGATAGTGGAAAAAAAATGGAGTTATAAAAGAGCATTACAATTAGCCCAAGAGGTTATGAAAGAGACAGGTATACCTAATATTACTATGGATGCAAATGCAGATGCTGATTTAGATTTCATAGATGTAATTCATGCATCTAATAAAAAACTAGAAGAGTATTTAGTAATCTATGGTGGATTCAAAGGACAACTAGAACAACGTGTTGCAGACATTGAAACTAAAAGAGCTGCAATAGAAGCACAGGTTACTGAAAATTACAACATAGCTTTTGCTGACTTACTAGCATCACATGAAGGTAGGAAACCAACTAAGGACGAGTGTCGTGGTATTATAATGAAATCTAATGAAGGTATAGCACAACTCCAGAGAGATTTGATAGATGTCACAACAATTAAAAATAAATTAGATGCTCAACTTAGATTGTATACACAATGTTGGGCAACTGTTTCAAGAATTGTAGCCCTAAGAACTCAGGGAAATGATTAATTTGAGTATAATAATAATAGGAGAAATATATTAATATGGGAAAATTTAGACCACAAATATTTTTAGCAATATTATGCCTTACAATTTTATCGGTAGTAGGCTTGTTTTATCAGATGCCGGAGGTATCTACTGCAACTATTGGCGGTATAATCGCACTAGGTATGAAAATATTAGAAGGAGAATAAACAAAAGGAGAAACTTATGACAAGTAAAGATGTAGCAAAGGGAATAGTAAAGAGTTTACCAGTAGTAGGAGCACTCGCAGTAGGTGTGGGAGCAACTATAGCTGTATTTAATAGAGATAAGATTGAGGACAAAGTTGCGGATAAACTTATTTCTAGGCAAATTATAAAAGAAAATATTCCTTTACAATAAATGGAAAAATTTATAGGGATAGATTGCTCATCTAAAGCTGTACACATTGTAGTATTAGATGGCAAAGAACAATTAATAGATAAATATAAATGGGACTCTAAGTTACAAACAGCTGATGCTCGATTTTTAGATATAGTAGACCAAATACATAATGGACTACCTGAGTTTAAAGACGCGAAATTAGTATGTGTAGAAGATACAATTTATATTCAAAACCCTTTAACAACTAGAACTATTACGGCTATAGTCTATTCAATAATATATTTTTTATATCATTATGATATTAAGTGTATAACTGCTAAACCTCAACAATGGAAAAAAGTTTTAAATGATACAGCAGTATTTAAAAAAGGTCAAGCAAAAACTACTATAATGGAATATGTAAAAAATAAATGGGTGAGAGAAGAATTTATAGAACAAGATTACGCAGATGCAGCTTGCATAGCACTATATGGATTAAGAAAGGAAAAGGAGAAAAGTAATGGCAGCACCTAGAGGATATAAAAAAACTACAGGTCAAAAGAATAAAACATATTTTTATGATACACCTGACCCCAAAGATAACAAGATAGAAGATAAGTTACCCAAAGGCATGACTGCTGAAGAGTTCAAAGCAAAGTATGCTAAGGTTGTGTGGTGTGACTATTACAAATGTATACACAATGTACAAACTGAAGGAGCTAAAAGAACTATAGCAACTTTACTAGAAAACCCTCAGTATAAACCTCTCGGTCCAAAAGATGCGATGATAAGAGGTGTATGTAGTAGAGCTGAGATAGGTATAAAATTTAAAGAGATAACCACCACAGGGGGTGTAAAACACAAAGTACCAGAATGTTTTAATGCGGCTGGTAATAAAAACAAAGGTGGCATGGATTTTAGTAAATTGTTACAATCTAATGGAACCCCACACGGAGGAAGCATTGAATCAGGAAACGCTGATAGCGGATGGTCTAATGCTGCATATATGTAATGCCAAAGAAATTTTCACGACAAGTAAGAGACAGAGCGTTTAAATTATACTTAGATGATACATACTCTGCACGCGAGATTGCTGAACAAGTATCTCAAGAGTTTAGAGTAGCAGTCACTACTCCTACAATATATAGCTGGATACGAACTTTAGACTGGGATATTAAGAAGAAAGAAACTGAAGCTAAAGCTATGGAAAAAATGCAAGAAGATGAATCTACTAAAATAGCTAAGATGCAAGAAGAACATCAAGAACTATATAAGATTGTAAGAGACAAAGCTGGAATAGAATTAAATTCATTAACTTTTGAAAGAGCTTTTGATGCAGTTAAAGCACTAGATATAGGTATACAAGGTGAAAGACAAGTTGCAGAGGGATTAATTAACGTACAGTTTATACAAGACGTAGTTAATATTCTTGTAGAAGAAATTGAAGATATAGAACTTATCCAACGTATAGCAGCAAAATTAAAAGTATTAATGGCATCAAAAGATAATGAGTGACGATTTAACAACATATAACAAAGCGTTTGAACTACTTGCAGAAAAACTAGAAAAAAGTAATAAATATAAAGTAGGTAGTTTTTGGGAGTTTACTAGGGATATATGGTCTCAAGGATTTGAGCATCCAGAATATTTTCAAGCATGGCATGTGGGTAAATTAACTGAAGAAGTTGAAAAGTGTATTGAAGATGGTCTTAACTATTTAGCTATATTACCAAGAGCACACTTTAAATCTACTATATTAGGACATGCATTTAGTATTTGGAGAAGTTTAAAGATTCAAGGCAGTGCGAATATATTATATTTATCTTACAGTGATACTATGGCAAAGTACCATATATCTGAAATAAATAAAGAAGTAAATAGGAACCCTATCTTAAAAGAAATGATGACTAATAGAGCTCCTAAAGCAGACTTTACGTTTAGATATGACACAGGTAACGGCGGTAGTGCAGAAATATTACACGGTGGGTTGTTCTCTTTCAAAAGAGGTATGCACGTCAATGGAGCATTGATTGCTGATGACATATTAAAAGACCCAGAAAGCCCTCTTGCAATAGGGCAAATGTCAAAAATTGAAGACCACTTTTTAACAGAATCCTTATTCATACCAAATCAAGGAGTGCCTGTAATAATAGTAGGGACACCAATGATGCCGGGAGATTTGTTGACAGTGTTAGAAAAAGATGATAGATTTGTTACTAGAAAGTTACCAGCACTAGACCCTGAACCGGGTAGAAGAGTGCTTATGCCTGAGTTATATAGTGAGGAATGGTTGTTAGAACAACAAAAAGCAAAACCTAAATCGTTTGCTTCAGAGTTCTTACTCCAGCCACACTTTAATACTGAGGCATACTTTGATTCAGAAGACATAGAAAAATGTGAGGATGATAATTTGAGGTCGTTACCGACTACACTTAAACATACATTTGCAGAAGATGAAGACATCTTTGCTGGATTTGATGTGGGTAAAAAAAGACACCCATCACATTTAGTTGTATTCAGAAGAAAGGGTGAGAGGATAGAACAAATTCATCAGTCGTGGTTAGATGGTTGGGATTATTCTGAGCAGATAGTTTATCTTAATGAAGTAGCTGAGAACTTTGGACTTAGCAAAGGATATATAGATAATACTAGAGGTGAATTAGAAGATAGAGGATTACATAGAACATGGCATCCTTTAGCATTTACTTTAAAGTCTAAGAATAATATGGCACATATCTTTGAAGAGTATGTACATTCTGGGAACTTATTCTTAATTCAAGACCACAGGCAACGTCAACAAATACTGTCTGTGAACAATGAATTAAAAGCTCCTGAAACTCCGATGGGACACGGGGATGCGTTTTTTTCTATCGCTATGGCTTTACAAGCGGCTTACGAAACTGGTATATTTAGGATGCAAACTATTGGAAGTATGCAAGAATTTGCAAATGAATTGGAACCACCTATGGGTAAGCCGAAAGATAGCCAAAAATCATTATTGGATTTTCCAAAAAATGAGTATAATAATAACAGTAATTCTTCTTCGGAATCAGGTGCTCCCAATCCCTTGTGTACAGAAGATGTATGCAATCCAGCATTCTGGATTCCAAAAAGAAAATTATGTTTACATTGCAATTACAGAGGACAATTATAGGAGGAACCCACATTGGTTACGTTAACAAAACAAGCAGAAACAGTAGCGTCAAAAAGATACTATTTAAAAGACGAATCAGGACAGCCTGAAGAAAATGCAAATGCATTATTAGAAAGAGTGGCTAAGGCAATAGCATCCTCTGAAAAATTGTATGGCAAAACAGAAGCTGATATACAACTTACTACAAAAGAATTTTATGACATGATGACAGAGTTACATTTTATACCTAACTCACCAACGCTTATGAACGCTGGTACAGAACAGGGTACGTTGTCTGCATGTTTCGTGTTACCTTTAGAGGATAGTATGGAAGATATTATGAAGGCAGCCCACGACATAGCTATGGTACAAAAGTTTGGTGGTGGGACGGGCTTTGCCCTAAGTAAGTTACGTCCACGAGGCGATAAAATAAAGACAACTCACGGTATTGCTTGCGGTCCAATACAAGTGTTACAGACACTATCAAGAGTATCATCCATGATTACTCAAGGTGGTAAAAGAGATGGGGCAAACATGGCAGTAATGTCAGTCTACCACCCAGATATATTAGAATTTATAGACTGCAAAAAAGTGGAGGGAGAGATACATAACTTTAACATATCAGTAGGTGTAGACTCTAACTTTATGAAAGCTGTAGAAGCTAATCTTAATTACCCGTTAATTAATCCAAAGAGTAAACAAGTGGTAGGCGAACTAAATGCACGAGAAGTATTTGATAAAATGGTATACGGTGCGTGGAGAAACGGTGAGCCCGGTATGATTTTTCTAGATGAAGTGAATAAAGACAATCATGTTACAGAAGAATATGGTGAAATGATTGCTACTAATCCATGTGGTGAGCAACCACTATTAGGAAACGAATCATGTAATTTAGGTTCTATTAACTTAGCTAAGTTTGTATATACCAAAGAAGTAAGACCTTACATTAACTGGGAAGGATTACGAAGTACAATTACAACAGCTACGAGATTCTTAGACAACGTAATTGATGCTAATAAATATGCAACACCTGAAATAGAAAAAATGACTAAAGCTACTAGAAAAATTGGTTTAGGTATTATGGGTTTTGCAGATATGCTTACACAACTTAGAGTATCATATGGTTCTAAAGAAGGTAGGAAGATAGGTTCTGATATAATGAGGTTCTTAAAAACACATGCAGATAAAGCATCTAAAGAATTAGCGGAAGAAAGAGGAACTTTCCCCGCATGGGATAACAGTGATTACGGCGAAGATGAAAAATATAGAAACGCTTGTAGATTAACTGTAGCCCCTACAGGAACTATCTCTATGTTTGCTGACGCATCTAGTGGAGTAGAACCACTATTTTCTTTAGCTTACAGAAAGATGAACATATTAGAAGGTGAAACACTTTACTATGTTAATAAATACTTTGAACAAGATGCTAAAAAAATGGGTTTCTATTCAGAAGACCTTATGGAGTATCTGTCTGATGGCGGTTTATTAAAGGACAGACCTGAAGTGCCTGAAGAAATAAAAGAGATTTATACTACAGCACCTGAGATATCTCCTGAAGCACACGTAGGAATGCAAGCCGCTTTTCAAGAACACTGTGATTCTGGAATATCTAAGACCATAAACTTTGCAAATGATGCTACAATAGAAGATGTGTACACAACTTATATGCTAGCTTGGAAAACAAAATGTAAAGGAATTACAGTTTACAGAGCTGGTAGTAGGGATAAAGAAGTATTAGTAACTGCACATAAAACTGAAGAAACTACTGACTCTGTATCAAAAGTATCAGAAGAACAACTTAACTTTTTTCAAGAAATTGAAGATGCAGAATGTTGTGCAGAACCTAATATAGTAATGGAATCTGGTTGTAAGACATGTAAAGTTTGTGGATGGAGTGCTTGTCATATAGCATAAATTCATAAATTTATAAAAAAACAGTATAATAATAGTAGGAGAAAAGATATGCCAATAGGTAATATGTTAAGAGATAGACAAGAACAGTATGTCGCACAAAAAGATAATGCTGGTACTTGGAGAATACTCGATACTTGG